GTAGCGGTTATGCGCGCTTGGCAATGGCGATGAGTGTGTCAGGTAATCTAGCGACCAATAGTGCTGCTGAAGAGTTTGCAACGGCTACCGGGTCATGGGGGACAGTCAGTCACGTTGGCGTATTTGACGCAGCAACCAGCGGCAACCTTATGGCGTATGGCACGTTATCGGCAAGCAAAGCTGTTGCGACTGGTGATGTGTTTAGAATCCCTGCAGGCGATCTCGATATTACGCTGACATAAGATGTTATACGGTCGGTTTAAATATGGTCAGGCTGCGTATTCGACGGCTGACTTGGAAGAGGGCGCGTCCACTATTGCGGCAGCGTCTGCAGTCTCTGCTAGTGGCCTGGTGGTTAAAGATGGCGTAAGTGCCATTGCATCAGCGTCAAGTGTTAGCTCAACAGGCACGTTAATCCGACAAGGCGCATCAGCAATACCAGGCGCATCGAGCGTGTCAGTCTCTGGCGTTTCAGTCTTGGTCGGGGCCACAACAATTGCATCAGCATCTAGCGTGGCGGCGGCAGGTCTTAAAGTTAAAGACGGAGCCTCTACCATAGCTGGCGTATCGGCTGTCACGGCTGCAAGCGTTATGGTGGTGTCTGGTGCTGCTTTACTGTCTGCACAAAGCCAGCTTACCCCGGTAGGATTTATCACGGCGTCTGGTTTAGTCGTAATGGGTCCGTTCTCAACAGTCTCTGTTAGCGGCTCGATCCTTTGGATTGATAACGCGGTAGACGATAACGCTTGGTCAGATATTAACCTGACAACAAATACTTGGACCGATGCGTCCAGCAACGATAATTTATGGGAGGCCGCTTAAATGGCTGATACAACGACTACAACATATTCATTAGTTAAGCCTGAAGTTGGCGCGTCCGAAGACTCTTGGGGAACCAAGATCAACACCAACCTGGACAATATTGATAACCTGTTAGACGGCACAACAGCCGTTGCTAACATGGACCTCAACACCCCTGATATTGATGGCGGCACAGTGGACGGCATAACGTCACTAAGCACAAGCACATCAGGCACTAGCAACTTTATTGCAGGTGTCAACGCAGGTAACAGCATTACAAGCGGTGGTAATTATAATACTGTCGTGGGTGATGAGGCAGGCACTGCTATTACTACGGGCGACTCAAATACGCTTGTAGGCTATGCGGCAGGTGACGCTTTTACTGACGGTAAAAACAACACTGCTTTAGGGCAAGACGCTTTAGGGGCTGATACTCTAGGCAAGGCAAGTGTAGCTATTGGTAGAGCGGCTTTAGGGTCTCAGAACTTCACATCGGCCACTAATGCTTACAACGTAGCCATCGGAAATAGTGCAGGTGGTGCAATAACCACAGGAACTAGCAACACCGCCATCGGCGGCCTAGCACTAGACGCTAACACAACGGCAAGTAACAACACTGCTGTAGGCTATTCATCGCTTAGTGCTAATACTACTGGCACAGCTAACGTAGCCTTGGGATCAAGCGCGGGAGCCGCTAACACCACAGGAAACAGTAACTCCTTTATTGGCTATCTTGCAGGTGACGCAACTACTACAGGCTCTGATAACGTAGCATTAGGTCGCTCGTCTTTAAGTGCTAATACTACAGCGGCTAACAACACAGCAATAGGGTCTAGTGCTTTAGGTGCCACTACTACAGGCTCTGATAACACAGCAGTTGGTCGGTCTGCTTTAGTAGCAAACACTACTGGCGTTAATAACACAACCTTGGGATCAAGCGCGGGACTGGCTAACACCACGGGAAACAGTAACACAGCCGTTGGTCGGTCTGCTTTCCTAAACAACACCACAGGCTCTAATAACGTAGCAATAGGGCAAAGTGCTTTACTAAACAACACAACCGCAGGTAAGAACGTAGCAGTAGGCTTCAAAGCGGGCGAGTTTATCACTACTGGCGAGGGCAACACCCACACAGGCTATTTAGCAGGACGGGGTATTACTGGTGCTAAGTCTACGGGTAACGATAATACGACCTACGGAGAGGCGGCAGGGACAAATATTCAAGGTGCTGCGGCAAGAAATACGTTTATCGGTAGTACATCAGGAGACGTTAATACCACAGGAAGTGATAACACATCCGTGGGCTATAACACTTTAGGTACAAATAGCACTGGTACTAGAAATGTTGCAATCGGCGCTTACACACTAGACGCATCCACAACGGCAAGCAACAACATTGCCATCGGTTACGCATCTTTAACCAGAAGCACCACAGCTGCGGGCAATGTCGCTATGGGTTATCTAGCTATGGAGGACACTACAACTGGCTCTAACTCTACAGCAGCAGGTTTCGAGGCGTTAGCCAACAACACTACCGCTAACTCTAACACAGCTTTTGGTTTTAGGGCTTTGAAGGCCTCCACTACTGGGTCTAACAACACAGCCCTAGGTACTGAAGCTTTATTCTCATCCACTACAGGTTTTGACAATGTTGGAGTGGGCCTTGGAGCAGGTAAGGTGGTCACGGATGCCGAAGATAACGTATTCCTTGGTAGAAGTTCTGGTAACTCTACAATAGGTACAACATCAGGGTCTTTTAACACTTTTCTAGGCGCACATAGTCATGGAACGTCTGCCACAAGTGATGGCGCAAACGTAGTTGGTTATAACGCAGGAGGAGAGGCAGGATACACAACTTTAGGCTATGGCTCTTCAGACATCAGAGCCGCACACGGTAACGTAACTTGGGCCACAGTCTCAGATGAACGCTACAAAAAAGACATTACAGACGCTACCACAGGTCTTAGCTTTATCAATGCTCTACGGCCACGGACTTGGAACTACAAAACCCTTGGCGAACTGCCAGAAACCTTCAACGCCTATGAAGCTGACTCCACCGAAGTCTTCAAGAACACTCAAACCAACCACGGCTTTATCGCCCAAGAAGTTAAAACAGCTATTGATGCTGATAGCGGCTTGAAGGACGGCTTTAGGCTTTGGGACGAAAGAGATGATGGCGCACAAGAAGTGGCAGAAGCCGCACTAATACCAATCTTGGTTAAAGCAATACAAGAACTCACCGCACGAATTGTAACCCTAGAAGGATAATAACCATGTCAGAAGATCGTACAGCAGAAGAACTAGCACAAGACTTTACAGCAATGGGTGACAGCGTAGCTTTAATCACAGACGTAATTGCAGGAAACTGCATGGCTGACGAAGATGCCGCAGACCGCCAAGGCTGTGTAGACCGCAACACTCAGCACCTAGAGTTAATGGTAGCCAAGGACGATTGGGGCAGTGAAGACATGACAGCCACAAATGCCGCCATAGTCTCAGGCAACGGCTACACCGCATCGTGAGGATTGGTGAATGCAAGGCGTTAAGCACTACAAAAGAGACGGCACTGAGCATCAAGGCACTAGCCACAAAATGCCTGATGGCTCACTGCACAGTAACAAATCGCACACCAAAACAAGCGTGAAGTTATTTCATTTAAAAGATTTGTCCAGTAAAGCCAAGCTAAAAGCCAAAAAGTAATAAGGAAACCATTATGGCGCTTATCGCCCTTGAACTCCCGGCGGGTATTTACAACCACGGGACGGATTTAGACTCGTCTGGCCGTTGGATTGATGGCAACTTTATCAGATGGCAAAATGGCTCTGTTCGCCCCATTGGTGGATGGACAACACGCAAGGCCAGCGCAACCGCCTCAGTTCCCAGAGGAGCAGTCGCTTGGACAGATCACTCTGACGATGCCCACATTGCCGTTGGGACGCACAACAAACTGTACGCGATCAATCAAGGCTCAACAGTTAGTGACATTACGCCGACCAGTTTCACAGCGGGTGCTGTTAACGGCAATATAAACTATGGCTTCGGTGGACAGACCTACGGCAATACAGCTTATGGAACGTCAAGGGATGGCGCGTTACCTGCGAACGTAACAACGTGGTCGCTCGATAACTTTGGTCAGTATTTGGTCGCTTGCTCGTCAGCGGATGGGAAGATATATCAATGGCAGCTTAACGGTTCAACAGTGGCTGCTGTCCTAAGTAATGCGCCTACGAACAATAAAGCAATCATGGTGACTGACGAGCGTTTTGTGTTTGCTCTCGCGTCAGGGGGTAACCCACAAAAGGTTGCCTGGTCGGATCGAGAGAACAACAACCTATGGGCTGCAGCGACAACTAACCAAGCGGGTGACATTGAACTGCAAACAACTGGCGAAATCATGTGCGGCATCCGGGTAAAGGGGTCTGCGCTGATACTAACCAATTTAGATGCTCACTCAGCGACTTATGCAGGGCCACCCTTTGTTTACTCCTTTAGTCGGGTTGGCACATCGTGCGGGATTATCTCGCGACAAGCAGCTATCGCTGTTGATGAGGGCGCATTTTGGATGGGTACAGGCGGGTTTTTCCAGTACAACGGGAGCTCCGTACAAGAAATGCCATGCGAGGTTTTAGACTATGTCTTTACCTCACTAAACGCAGCGCAACGCTCAAAGGTCTGCGCGATCCACAATTCGCAATTTGGTGAAGTCTGGTGGTTTTACCCATCTGGCGACTCGATGGAGAATGATCGTTACGTAGTCTATGACTATAAGGAGGGTCATTGGAATATAGGTACGCTATCGCGTACATCAGGCGTTGACTTAGGTGCTTTCAGATCGCCGCTGTGGTTCGATGCGTCTGGTAACTTGTACAACCATGAGTTTGGTTTAGCGCATGACTCTGCGCCATTTTTAGAGTCTGGGCCGATTGCGATGGGTAGCGGTCAGACAATTATCAAGGTCAACGAAATCATCCCCGACGAAGGTTCTCAGGGTGAGGTGAGCCTGACGTTTAAGACGCGCTTTTATCCTAACGGTGAAGAGTCTAGTCATGGTCCCTTTACGCTAGGCAATCCAACCGGGGCAAGGTTTCAAGGTCGCCAGGTACGGATGCGGATAAACGGCACTGACCTCAAAGACTGGCGCGCAGGCAAGATGCGGTTAAATGTCATTGAGGGAGGCAGACGTTGAGCTATCAGTTACCACAACCGATTGGCCCTGATTGGAAGTTATGGGGCAAGCGCCTTATTGATAGCCTATCGTCCACCAAATCACAGTTAGTTTATCGTTTGTCAGGCGACTCTGCGGCATCACAGGGCGTCATGCTGTGGGACAGCACTGGATACCCGGTGATCGCTAAAGGTAACGCTTACAAGCAAATCTTAATGGAAGGAGGCTGCGGCCAATTCTATGCAACGGCTACTCAGACGGCGTCAAGTGCGAACACCGCCACAGCAATTACGTTTAACAGCGCAACGCAGGTTAATGGCTTGGCGATCAATGGATCAGACGCCACCAAAATTAACTGCACCGAAGCCGGACTGTTGCAAGTCACGGTAACCGCCCAGGCAACCGCAAGCTCTAGTTATACCGGGTATCTGTGGATTAACGTCAACGGAACCGATGGATTTGCTGTTAGAAAGGCCGTTGCTGGGGCCGATATAATTAGCCATACGGCGCTTGTAACAGTAGCCGCTGGCAATTATCTAAAGGTTCTTTACTCAGTCTCTAACACAGGCTTAACGCTGCCTAATGCAGCCGCATCATCACCTATCCCCGCTATACCTGCGGTGCAGGTTTCGATTACCCGAATAGAGCAATAAATGTCGCTAAGTGATGAGCTTAATCGGTGTAGGCCGTGGATTGAAGCCGCGCTTGAGTATTCCGGTGGTACGCACATTTACGAAGATATTGTGCAGGGTATCTCTACCGCGCACATGCAGTTTTGGCCTGCAGAAAACGGCTGTGCTGTAACAGAAATTATCATTTTTCCCCGCAAGAAAGTGTTCCATATCTTTCTAGCTGGGGGAGAGAAAAACCAAATTGTCGATATGGATGACTCTGCGATGGCGTTTGCCAAAGCCCAGGGTTGTACAGCAATGACTATCGCTGGTCGTAAAGGCTGGTCAAGAGTTTTAAAAACCAAAGGGTGGACCGAAGCGTTCACCACACTTACAAAGGATATTTGATTATGTCAGGTGGCGGAAAAGGCGGAAGCCAATCATCATCGGTTGAGATTCCACAGTGGATTCAGCAGCCCTCAATACGGAATATGGCAAGAGCCGAAGAATTGCAGAAGGTTGGCTATATGCCTTACATGGGTCCAGACGTTGCTGGGTTTACCCAACCTCAACAGCAGGCTATGCAATCCAATATTGATGCAGCATCAGCCTTTGGGTTGGTTGATCCTGGCATGAATGCGATGGACGGTATGCCCCAGGCTACGGATTACAACGGCATGGCAACGCACTCGTCTTTCCCTATGTTTGAAATGGCAGTGGCAGATATGAAGGCTGCTAGACCAGGGCAGGCACAGGCGTATGATGATTTGTTTGTTGACCCAACCGCCGTGAAACCTGATGCCCCAGTAAACCCTTATGGGCATTTTAATGGGAGGATTTTCTAATGGCTGGTGCAGGTAATCCAAACATGGTCGGAATGACCAAGCCGGGGATGCTTCCCAATGCCCCAGCAGCACCTGTGTTTTCGCCGCAGACGAGCGGTCCAGGTGCGATACCTCCTTATGCGAATCCAGGGACAGTTCCAACTCCACCACCCGCTGGCGCTCCAGCTACAGGCGGAGGTAAAGGCGGCGGTAGGTCAGAACCACCCATAGCTGCGCCCCCACCAAGTATTCCTGCAGCCCCAAGACAGCCAAATATTAATCAAACTGCAGCGGATGGGATAAATCGCTCGATTGCGGGTGCTGGCAGTGAAATGAACTATCAGCCAAGTAACATCTCGCCATCAAGCTATGGAGCGTCACAAGTGTCTGGGCAAGGTTTCAATGCTGCGAATTTAGGATCAACCGGATACGGCGCGACAAACGCTGGATCGACGGGCTATGGCGCGAACAACGTGCAGGCTGGTCAAATTGGCGATGCTGATCTGTCGCGGTATTTAAATCAATACGACACTGCAGTTATTGATAACACCCTGGGCGATATGGACCGAGCGAGGCAAATGCAACAGCAAAGTAGTGGCGCAAATGCTACTGCAGCAGGCGCTTTTGGTGGCTCTCGGCATGCTTTACGCGAGTCCGAGAACAACCGGAATTATTACGATCAAGCCGCTAAAACAACCTCTGCGCTGCGCCAAGCGGGATTTAACAATGCACAGCAAATGGGTCTTAACGATCTGCAAAGTACCCTGCAGGCTAATCTTGCTAATCAAAATGCTAACAATGCAGCAAGTCAATTTGGCGCGTCAGCCGCTAACACAGCAGGACTGACAAATGCCGCTGCAGCAAATCGTGCGAATGAGTTTGGTGCGTCAGCATTTAATCAGGCTGCACAGCAATACTCCGCACAGCAGCAAGCAGCTAATCAGTTTGGCGCTCAAGCTGGCAACACCGCTAACTTAGCCAATCAATCATCCTTTAATCAGGCTAATCAGTTCAACGCAACGCAAAATCAAAACGCGCAACTGGCTAATCAGGCAGCAGGACTCGCAGGATCACAGCAAAGGCTGGCAGCAGGAAATCAGCTTGGTGATCTAAGCAACATTGGTTTTGGTATGGGCCAAACATTGACGGGTAACCTGGCTCAAGACGGCGCAATGAAACAGGGCATTAATCAGCTATTAATTGATGCAGCGCGAAACCAGTACAGTCAATACCAAAGCTCGCCTTACGACAGTATTGGGTTGTTGTCGCAGGCGCTAGGTGCCTCGCCAGTTCCGCAAACAACTAACACAAGCAAGACGCCAGGGTTATTTGATTACTTGACGCTTGGCGCGGGAATGATTTAAGGAAATTGATATGTACGATCCAAACGAAGACGCAGAAGAAAAGTTAAAAAAATTAGCAATAGAAAAGCTGCTAATAAATAACGCTGAACAAGCTGCCCCGATAGCAAGCGCTGTGCAAGCACCTACCGCTGCAAGTATAGGACTTAACTTACCCGAACCTGCTGTGCCTCCGACGTTCTTTGAGCAAATGCAGCCGTATCTTGCGCGCATGGGTCAAGGTGCGGAAGGCTATAGCGGATCAGGTTTTGTTTCGCCAGTGATAGACCCAGTAAAGCGCGGCGGTGGATTATTGCAAGCCAGCAGTATTCCTATGGCGGCTTACGGTCAGGGGTTAGTAAATCAATTTGGAAAAAAAGAAGGGGACGATAAAAGTGGCTCGTCGGCTCTCAGAGCAATGATCGCAAAAGCATTAGGACGATAATATGACACCAGCAGAATTAG